GATTGCCGGCACCGTGACGCCGGATGACAGCGCGGTGCAGGTGGGGCTCTCGACTTCCGCGACAATGGCGCCCGCCGCATGGGTGGCGGCGACGGTGACGGGCGGCACATGGAGCGCCAGCCTCAGCCCAAGCGCCGCGGGCATCTATTATGTCTGGTCTGAGCAAGCCGGCAGCACCGGCGTGCGGGTTATTTCCGCCGCCCTTATGGTTAGCGTGAGCGGTGGCGCGCCGACCATCACAAACACGTACGGGGCAACTTACACGTGGGGCATCAATCCGGCGGATGCACCGGCGGCGACCTATTCCTCGGCGACCAACGGCGCGGCCGCGGGCGGGACGCCTGCCAGCTCGATTCCCCTGCAATTCATGCTGTCTCCCGCCGACACCGCTAGCGGCGACACCGCGCATATCTTTTGGACCACGACCGCGCCCACCACCATTCCCGCCAGCGGCGAAAGCGGCGTGACCTATGGCAGCAGCGGCAATACCGCTAGCCTGATCAATAGCGGCTCGGCTGTCGCCGTGTTCGCCGCCGTCCCTAACGTTTCCGGAACGTATTATCTCTCCGTCTGGCTCAAATCCGTGAGCGACGCCATGCAGGGTGGTGCCGTGCTTTCGCCGATTACGATTACCTGAGCGTAAAATTTTTGGGGTCCGGGGCCTTTCGGCCCCGGCGGGTGCGGGCGGAGCCCGCTTTTACCCTTCGTTGCCAATAGGGAATTTTCTCATGCCGATTGTTCAAAGTGGCGCGCTCAACACGACGGCGTTGATCGTGCCGGATCTTTACGTCGTGATCGTCCCGCCTTCCGTCACGCAACTGAACGGCGTGCCGACCGATGTTTTGGGCATTGTCGGCACCGCGACCTGGGGGCCGGTCGGCGTGCCCACCGTAATCGGCGACATGGCTGATTATGCCGCGGGTTTTGGCCCGGTGATGCCGCGCACTTACGATATGGGCACCGCCACAGCGATTGCCGTGCAGCAAGGCGCGCAGAATTTTCGCTGCGTGCGTGCCACCGACGGCACCGACACCAAGGCCAGCGTGACGATTCTCTCCGCGTTGACGCTGACGGCGAAATATACCGGCACGCTCGGCAACAACATCGTGGCCACGGTCTCCGCCGGCTCGAAGGCCAATAGCTGGCGCGTTACCATCACCATTCCCGGCTTCACGCCGGAAGTGTTCGACAATATTCCCGGCACCGGCACGACCGTGTGGGCGAACATGGCGAACGCGATCAATAACGGCTGCAGCGCGCTGCGCGGCCCGTCGCAGATCGTCACTGCGAGCGCGACCGGAACCTCGGGCGCCGTTGCCGCCGCCGCCCACGCGTTTGCCGGCGGCACCGATGGCGTGGCGAGCATGACCGACACGCTGATGCTGGGCGTGGACACTCCGCCTTACAGCGGCATGTATGCGCTGCAGGGTCAGGGATGCGGTGTCGCCATGCTGGCGGATGTGACGACGTCCACCACCTGGGCCACGCAGATCGCGTTCGCGGTGTCCGAAGGACTTTACATCATGATGACCGATCCGCCGGGCGAGGCGCTCAGTGCCACGGGCATCACCGACGCGGTGACCAACAAGCAAACTGCCGGCGTGGACTCGCCCTGGGCGAAGCTGATGTTCGGCGATTGGGTCTATTGGCAGGACACCACCAACAACGTGCTGCGCCTGGTTTCGCCGCAAGCCTTCGTGGCGGGGCGCCTCGCCAACCTTTCGCCGGAGCAATCCTCGCTCAACAAGCCGCTTTACGGCGTGGTCGGCACGCAGAAATCCGGCGTGCCCGGCACCGGCCAGCAAAGCGCTTATGCGAGCGCGGATCTTTCTGTGCTGTTCCAGAACGGGCTGGACGTGATCGCCAACCCGCAGCCGGGTGGCGCCTATTTCGGCGTGCGCGGCGGCTTCAACACCTCGTCCAGTGCTGCCATGAACGGGGACAATTACACGCGCCTGACGGATTACATCGCGGCGACCTTGCAGGCCGGCATGGGCATTTATGTCGGTCAGGTGGTGAACGCACAGATGTTCCTGAACATCAAGGCGACGTTGCTCAATTTTTTGAGCGGGATGCTCAGCCAGGGATTGCTCGGCAGCACGAACGGTTCCCTGCCGTTCTCCGTGGTGTGCGACAGCAGTAACAACCCGCCAGCCCGCACGGCACTGGGTTATGTGCAGGCGGATGTGCAGATCCAGTATCAGGCGATCAACGAGAAATTCATCGTCAATGTCGAGGGCGGCCAGACGGTGACGATCTCGTCTTCGTCCGGCACCGGCTCGGCATCGTAAGGGAGAACTGATCCATGCCGCAATTTACCATTGGTGAAAATGTCCGCGCGACCATGATCGGCCCTTACGGACCGATTACGGTGCCGGAGATGACGCAGATCACCACCAACCCGAACCAGAAGCGGGTGGACGTGCAGACGCTGAACGGCGTGACGAACTCGGTCGTAGTGATGCGGGGTCCGAACGGTACGATCGAGTTTGCCCGCGTGAACAACCAGATCGAGCGGCTTTACGAGCAGATGTTCCAGGCCTGGCAAACCGGTGCGTCGATTCCCACCGGGTCACTCACGCTGACCATCTGCGAGCTGAGCGGCGCGCAGACCACGCAGCATTTTGCCACCGTAACCTTCACGATCACCGATATCGGCCGCTATGAGCCGGGCCGCTCGGTGTTGCAGAAAATCGAGTGGGCTGCTGAGAGTTTCAGCAACGCATGATCTCCATAACCCTGGATGATGGCCGCGTTCTGGAGCTGCAGCCGGTTGAGCCGCATGAGGCGATGCGGCTGGCTGAGGGCGTGGACGCGCCCGGTACCGGCCGCGAGCAGAAGCTGAGCGGCAACCGTGTGTGGTGGAACCGCGCGCTGCAGGCCGCCGCGGTGCGCAGCATCAACGGGATTCCCAACCCGTTTCCGTTCTCGCGGACGCATATCCGCGGGATGATCGGCGATTTGGGGGCGGTGGGCGTGACGAAGATCGCTGATGCGCTGCAGGACATGGTGATTGCGCCGGACGCGCGCGCGATCGAGGCGTCGCCGCTTTCCGCCATCGAAGAGTTGGATCTGTTCGAACTGGCAGGCGATTATTCGGACGTGCCGGGCTGGATTGCAGCGGCCTATCTGGCGGCGCAGGTGCGCAAGATAGATGGCGCAGCTCTGGCTTTTCCCACGACGCAGGATGATGTGCGCGCGCGGGTCGAACGGTTGGGCGCGTCGGGGCTGTTGGCGGCTTTCAATGCAGTGCGCCCGGCTGAGCCGGAGCCGCGGTTGAGCGAGGTGGCGGCAAAAAACTAGCCGGCCGCCCGGCGTTGCGGGAGGCGGTGTTTCTGGCGATGGCCGGGGCCGCGCCCTCGATCGAGGCCGCGCTTGCCATGAGTGCGACACGCCGGGCGGCCGTGATGATGATTGCCAGGGAGCTTGAGGCGCAACGCGCACGCACCTGGCTGCGGATGATTGCGCTAAGCGCGGAAGGATGATGCGGTATCGTTATGCCGCCCGCCTCGGCGCTCTCTGTCTACCGTTTCCATCATTCAGGCCGGAAGGCGCGCCATGCCGGACATCGATCTTTACCAAATCGCCGTTGAATTGCTCGGTGATGAGCAGGCCGACGCGACGATTGTCCGGTTGGGAACGCTGCAAGGCGTCATCGATCGGGTCAATGCCGCGCTGGCGACGAGAAGCGGGCCGGTACCGGCGGCGAACAAGGAAGCGGGCACGTTGCGCCGGCCTCTCCCCGCACGCCCCTTAAGTGGCACGGCGGACAGGCAAGCGGCCGGCACGGTGCCGTCACAGCCGGCGCGCGCGCCGGCTATCGGTCTCACGCCGGCCGCCGTGTTGAGGGTCATCCAAGCGGCCCACGCGCCGAACCGCAGGCCGCGCGCCTTGGCGCCGACGGTATCTAACGAACTGTTGGAGCGGGGGGGCACCCAAGCCGGCCGGATTGCCGTGCCGGAGGGTGGGCGCCTGATCGCGAAGGCCGGGCCGAGCGGCATGCAAGATTCGCGCGGTCTGCAGGCGCTGTCCAGGAAGTTAGGTGGTGCCGATGAGTTCCTCACCGGCGACCTCGCCAGGAAGATCGCATTGCCGCGGGATCCGTTCCCGTGGCACGCGGTCGGCGTTGAGCCCGGAGCAAAAGCGCACGAGCCGTTGCAACAAACGGCGGCCGGCGCGCGCGATGCCGGTGGGCTTGTGCGTATTGGCACCTTGACGGGCCGGACCGACAGGGCCCCGATGCCCACCCGGCTTTTGCACAAGACAAGCAAGGTGGATGAGGCTGGAGCGCACGCCGGCACCGTGATCGAGCGCACGTGGCGCCGCCTTCAAAGATCGGGTGGAACGGAAATCGCGGCGGGAGATGCCGCCTATTTAAGCGCTGCCGGCATGGGCACAGGCGGTTTTGGCGCCAGCGGTGCGATCGCGACGGCGACCAAGGCAGCGGCCGTGCCATGGGCGGCACGGGGCCGGCCAGCCGGAGACCCATCGCTGGCGGACGGCATGACCATGCCCGGTGCTACGCCCGATCGGCCGCTTTACGCCAGGATTATCATCGACCAGCCGCTACCCACGATGGTGACGAACCATGACGTGCTGACCAGCGCGACGGTCAGCGCGATTGCCCAGCATCAAAGCGCCATGCCGACCGCGCCCACGGGCATGAACAACAATCTCGTGCCGCCGGCGCCGGGCGTGCCGGCCCCAGGATCGTATCTCCCATGAGCATGAGCATGAGCATCAGCGGTTCGGTGCTGTCGGCGGTGCAGGCCGCCGGGCAGATGTTCGGCGGCTATGGCCTGCTGACCATCGGGCCGATGCAACTGACCGGCATGGAATTGCCGGACTCCATGCCGGTGGGCGGCAGGCAGATGATCGGCGTCTCGACCATGGTCGGCGGCGGTCTTTGCCTCGATGCGATGGGGCCGGTCGAGAACAGTATTTCGTGGCGTGGCCAATTTACCGGGCCGAACCGCACGGTGCGCGCGCGGCTGCTGGATTCCATCCGCAAGAGCGGTTCAGTCGTTACGCTGGCCTGGGATGTGTTCAGCTATCAGGTGATCGTGGCCGAGTTCGCCGCCGACACGCGGTCGGTGGACCCGGTGCCGTACAAGATCACCTGCATCGTGTTGGAGGATAATTCATCCCCGACCGGAAACACGCTGACCTCGCTTGTCAGCCAGGTCGTGGCGGACGTGTCCAGCGGCAATGTGGTGGGTGCGCTCTCGTCGCTCTCAGCCGGCGTTGCGACGCCGATCACCACCGCATCAACTTCGGTGGCGCAGCCGGGCGCGACCACGCTGGGCACCGCCGCCTATGACGGGGCGGTGGGCGCGGTGAACGCCGCAAGCGGCGCCATCAACGCTGCCGCGGGGGCGGCGAACGGCCTGCTCGGGCAGTTCGGCACCAACCTTTTGGGTGTGAGCCAAGCGGCCACCACCGCGGCGTCGATCCCGGCCGTTGCCGCGGCGATCAACGGCGCGGCTGGCGCCGCCGGCGATGCCGCCAATCTCCGCGTGGCCGGCGGCTATTTCGGCCGCGCCGCCAATAATCTGCTGAATGCGAGCGCCTGAGCCATGCAACAAGTCACCGTGACCGGCACCACTCTGTACGCGCTGGCGGCCAAGTATCTCGGCGACGCGACGCAATGGATACGTATCGCCCAGCAGAACAATCTTTCGGACCCGCAGATCAGCGGGGCGCCTATCACGCTGCTGATTCCCGACCCCAACCTGAACGCCACCGGAGGCGCGCCGACGCCATGAGCCAGAGCATCGCCCGCGCCCCGCGCGTTCAAGTGCTCGCCAACGGTGCGGCGCTCACCGGCGTGCTCTCGGTGCAGTGGAGCGATCCTTTGGCCTATAACGTGGGCAGCTTCACGATTACCAAGAGTTTCACGCCGGCGGACGCCAATGGGCCGGCCTGGTGGGCCGACACCAGCAACAAGCAGATTGATATCGAAATCAAATTGGCGTTGGGCGCGGCAGGCTATGTCTCGATGCTCACCGGCCAGGTGGACAGCCATGCGCTCGACCCGCTGCGCCAGACCATCAGCTTGCGCGGCCGCGATATGGCCGCGCAATTTCTCGATACGCGGATTACCGAGACCTACCAGAACCTGACGGCCTCGGAAATTGCCGCGGCGCTGGCGCAGGCGCACGGGATGACGGCCCAGGTGACGCCGACCACCACGCTGGTGGGACGCTATTACAGCGCCGATCACGATACGATGGCCGCCGGTGGATTCTCGTGCGCGGTGAATGAGTGGGACCTGTTGTGCCTGCTCGGCCAGCGTGAAGGCATTGTGCCCTATGTGCAGGGGATCACACTGTACTTCCAGATTCCAGCGACGCCGCCGCCGTCTTACGCGCTGTGGGTGGGCCGGAACGGCGATGGCGCGATGGCGAGCAACTGTGAAACGCTGTCTTGCGCGCGCGCGCTGACGATGGCCCGCGACGTGCAGGTGACCGTGAAATCCTGGCATTCCGGCAAGAAGACGGTCGTAACGGGGTCTGCCGTGACGAAGACATTGAAAGCTTCCGATCCTGCGGTACCCAAGACCCTTTACGTGTTCGAGATTCCCAACCTGACGAGC